TATAGAGGGTATTTTTTCTCAAAAACAAGTTCGGATAATGATGGTATTCTATCTACGAGAATTCTCAATTCATTGTTTTCAACTTTTGCTTTAAGAACCTTCATCTTTAATCCCCTGCGGCTTCTTGTATATTGTTTTTGATTTCCCAATCTTTAACTATTAATTGTCCTAAGTCAAGATTTGTTGCAAATACACAACCGATGTCTTGCACGCCGTGGCGGTTTGCCATCACTGTACATTGCATTCGATTTTCGATTGATTGTGTTTTCGTTTGGCTTATACCCAATACCATATCAGCATTTCCTATCTTTCTTATATCTTCTGCTGCATCTTTTTGTCCTAATGTACGTTTTTGTAATGCGTCTCTGGTGACTTGTGAAACCGTAATCATTAACAATTTCCTGTCATCTGCTATTCCTTTACTTAACATATAATAATCATTTATTGCATCGCGTCTTTCCATTTTTGGTAATTTCATTTTTTCAATGTAATCATTGATCACCACATCCGGAATAAAATCCTCATAAGCTTCAAGGTAATCAAGATATCTTATAATTTCATCCATTGTACAGTGGCCCATAGGATATTTTTTGATAATCAATTCACCACCAAATCTTGCGATGCGTTTCCTTGCACGCATAACTTTTGAAATATCAAATACTGAATCAGCAATAATTTTTTCAGTCGATATCAAATTTCCCTCAGAATCTATATTTTCAATTATGACGGGGTCTTTGTTGTAGCTGGTCATTCCACCCAATTGTCTATCGTATCTCATCTCCGTCTCTTCCAGTGATAATTCGTGTGTTATATGAAGAACTTTTAATCCGTGTATTAATCCTTCTCTACCAAAACTTACGCACGACCACGATTTTTTACCCTTATACCCACCTTCAATTAATAGAAAATCGGTCCTCCTTAATCCTCGCGGCAATTTTTTATCCAAAGTCTTAAATCCAGTGCCCATTAGATATTCATTGCCGGATTCTGATTCATAATAAGTCGGTGTCTTACATTCTAAATATTTCAAACCAACTTCTTCTTTAGCTATTCCAGAACGAATGGCGGAAGTCATTATTTGTTTTGCTTTTTCATAATCCCCAGCTTTTGCCAATTTTATAAAATTAACTGCAGCTTTTTCAAATTCTCTGGCTTGAACAAAATTATTTATTCTACTAATTATATAGGCTTGGTTTGGTTTATTAATTGACTGGAGTTTTGTTAGATATTTTATATATAAATCCTTTTTTTCGTCAGTTTTATCTTGAAGAAACCTAGCCAATTCGTCGTGAAAGTGCGCATCCGGTGCAACACCAAATTGGTCAAAATACGAATAACATATTGATATTATATCTTCAGTAACTTGGGAAGAAAAATATTGTGGTTTTATCGACCGACGAGCTGCCTGCAGAAATTTTGTATCAGTTATTGCCAGATAACAAAATGAATCCTGTATGGATTGTGATACGACTGTATCTGCCATCCCCATATTATTTTCTCGTGTGTAATAGAATGATTATTGTTTTTGGTGCATTACTTATTTTACTATTTTTCCAACAATTAAATACCCACATCTTGCTTTACCATTAGTATTATATGGCACAATAACATCAGCCAGTTTCTCATATGGGATTAAACATTCTCGTATAACTGTGTCATTTTTATGCCCAAAAACGCTCTTTACCCAATTTAATGTTCCAAAATTTACTCCACAACCACAATCATTTGTACGCAGAGGATTTGGAATTTCTTTTAGGACTTTTTTGGCCTCAATTTTCCCCCATTTTTCTTGTGAAAAATATGTATCTCCAAATGCTTTATAAACTATAATCCCACGTGAAGTTTTTTTGAACTGAGACAGCCAATCTGAAGCAATAAGTAAACCTTTAACATCCGATAAATTAGCGCCCCGCAGGTCAGCGCCCCGCAGGTCAGCGCCCCGCAGGTCAGCACCCTGCAGGTCAGCATTTCGCAGGTTAGCATCCCGCAGGTCAGCGCCCCGCAGGTCAGCACCCTGCAGGTTAGCATTTCGCAGGTTAGCATTTCGCAGGTTAGCGCTATATAGATCAGCATCCCGCAGGTCAGCATCCCGCAGGTCAGCATCCCGCAGGTCAGCATCCCGCAGGTCGGCATCCCGCAGGCTAGTGCTATATAGGTTAGCGCTCCACAAGCTAGCGCTATATAGATCAGCATCCCGCAGGTCAGCGTTACACAGGTTAGCGTTACACAGGATAGCGTTACACAGGTCAGCGCCATATAGGTCGGCACCATATAAATCAGCGCCAAATAGACCAGCATCCCGCAGGTCAGCGTTACACAGGTTAGCGTTACACAGGTCAGCGTGTGGTTTTATTTTATAGCCATTAACTATTTTCATCTTTTTGTATCCCTTCTGGTGAATTACTTATTTTACTATTTTTTAATCTGTAGTATTCAGACCAAACGGTGTCCCAATTATCACACAGGTATCGAGTAAACGATGCCCGCTTTTCATCAAAATACCATTTGGTGTAAATTTTACCAAATTTTATCCAATAATAAAAATTAAAACTTGAACCAACAAATATGGCCTTGATCGTTATAAGAACAAGACCAATTACAGCCACTTTCAATAGTATTTCATACATTATTTATCCCCAAAGTTTGAATTATACCCAACCACGTGTTGTCTGATAAAAAATGAATCCTGTATGGATTGTGATACGACTGTATCTTTATTCATTATAACAATCCTATTGATTCAAGCGTTGATTTATCCGCGTGTTTAAGGGGTACATAATAAAGCAATAAGTGCATTGGGTTGCCAAAACTTTCAACGTTAATAATAGCTTTAGTAATTTCATCTATCATATATTTGGAGCCAACGGTATTAGCAGAATGAAAAATAATTGTACACTCTTCAAATTTTCCAATATTTTTTGCTATGTATTTAGCAACTTTTTTCCCGGAACCGGCGTTTTCTCCTAAATCATAATCAAGAAATATATAATCATATCTGTGTATGGCCAGATATTCTAAAGCTTCGTTCGCGGTTCTGGCCTGATCAAGTGTGGCATCAGTACCCATCAATGCCGTACTGATTTCGTAGTATCTTTCCAATGAATCATCTATAAATAATACGTCCATTATTGTTTCTTATCGTTTAAATGTTTTCTATACCCCAATTCCTAATTCTGCAATATACTGTGGAAGAAGTACATTCCACGTGTTGTCTGATGAAAAATGTCCAGGATATAACACTTCACCTTTATTTACATAAACATTATTCAGACAGTTCATTATATGTTTAACCCAATTTTCCTTTGGAATTTTACACCTTTCAAAAAATTCTTTTGCCATCTTTGATGATTCAACAAATTTGTGTTTTTGTCTCTGGTTTGGGATAAACGATTTATTGTTTATCAGGTAACCATAAGCTTTTATCAAATCATTAACCAATTTTTGATCATATTCACTGTCATTAATATTTTTGGTTGGTTTTTCTATCAAATATTCTTCTTTTACGAAATTTTCCTGTAAAAATTGGTACCATTTTTTAGGCGCGTCTTTTGTTATTCCATTTTTTACTGAAAGAAATGTTGATAATGACCAAGCGTGCGACCAATAATATTTGTCATTTAATAGAATTTCGGCATAATTATCAATGGCCGTACAAATTTCTTGAACGCTGTAGTGCTTTAATGCTTCATTTATGGCTATTGACATATCATACGATATTTTTTTGTGTGATTTCCACGGCGACCGTCCTTTGTATTGATTCCAGAAATCAAATATTAATTCTACCGATTCTTTATTCTTTGGTCCTTTAAGTACAAATTCTTGTTTCTCTTCGTCTGCTATTGGTGAAATTTCTATTTCATCAACTACATCTTCTGTTTGGTTTTTTATTGAATGATTGTTATTCTTAGTTTCACATTCATAACAACCTAATTTTAATTTTAATTCATCGGATAATTTTATATGTCGTTTATTGTCTTTTGATTCTATATCTTTTATATATCCTAATTTTCTCAATTTTGATATAACATTTGCTACGTGACCGGCCGTAGAATTCAAAAATTCAGCAAGATGTTGGTTGGAAGCGAAACAACCATTGTTGTCTTTGTCTAATGAATTTATTTCCACAATGAGTATTTTTTCAATCCACGTGAAATCTTTATGTAGATATAACCATCGTGGAAGCCAGACGCCTTGAAATCTTCTGTTCATACTTGCCTTTTATTTAATTATACGTTTGAATTAAAATTTTCATTAAATAATTGCTGCTGGCGGCTGTAGCCATTGGCTACATATATATTTTTAATTTAATAATATTAATATGATTCCACCGCCAGCATTATAATAATTATTTATATTCCAATTTCATACATTATCAATTTCTTCCTGTGACCATTCACCAATTCTTGTGCCATCTTCTAATTCAAGACACAAAAAAGATACAGGACCGGACGACCAAGGTTCTGCCTGTATAATTTCTTTAATTATTCGACCATCCTTTAATTTATAAGTATGCAGGTCCGGGCCGTCAGTATAAAATGACTCGACGTGTTTAACACCCAGTACAATGCGTTGTTCTTTTGTTGGCTTGCCGCAGTGTGGACATAAACTATTCATATCTGGCTCTGTGGCACAATTCACAGAAAGAAAATTTTCCGCTTCAGGAGTTAACCCCATTAACTGAAAACATCTCATAATTTATTCTCCAATTCGACCAATTCACCCCCACATTTCTCAATATTATTTTTTTACCGGCGGTTCATTTTTATTCCCTTGTGGTGGTTTCCACAATCGTGATTTGGTCCACGTCTTTTGAACCCACAACTGCACCATTTATCACTTGTTCTCCCAAGAGAACCTTTACCTTTTTTCTCCGGTCTACAATATGTTAACCCTTGGGTTTGTTGGGTTGGTATTGAACCTGTAACCAATTTAACGCCCATTTTTATTCTCCAGTAAACAACGAATCATCGTATAAAGAATTAACTAACCTTACAAATTCTATTGGAAGTAATGTTGATATAGGAAGTTCTGTTATAATATCAGCAACCCATACCAAATCAAAATCTGTTATTGGTTTATTGTTCGGCAAATTTTTGCACGAAAAATCAACGCCGCCAACATCATCCAAAAACATAATAATTAACTCCAATTACTTTTCCAAATCGGGTGGCATAATGACTGTTGCATAATATTTGTCACCAAATATTTTCTTGGTTTTAAATGCAGTTCTGAATGGACGACGTTTACCCTGCAATATTAAATCGGTCCAAACCGGCACCTTAATCCAATTTGCTCCGTTTGTTTTGGCTTTCATAATCTGGCTCCCTGTAAATTGGCGCCTTTCAGTAATTCATCTTTTGGCATTTTGGCTCCACGTAAATCAGCACCTCGTAGATCGGCGTTTCGCAAATCTGCATCGTGTAAATCGGCACGCTGTAAATCAGCACCCCGCAAATAGGCACCTCGTAAATCAACATCCCGTAAATCGGTGTATTGTAAATTGGCTCCTTTCAAATTGGCACCACGTAGGTCGGCACCTTGCAGATCGGCATTCCACAGATTGGCGCCCCATAAAATGGCATTCTGCAAACGGGCGTTATTTAAACTGGCATCGTGTAAATCGGCGTGATATAAATCAGTATACTGCAAATTGGCGCCGGACAAATCGGCACCCCGTAAATCAGCGTCGTGTAAATTAGCGATCCAGAGATTGACACCCGACAAATTGGCGCCCTGTAAATTGGCACCTTGCAAATCGGCGCCTGGTTTTATTTCATATCCACGAACAATTAATTGTGGTAAATTCATAATAAATGTCCTTTCTATATAAATTATAATATACGGAAAGTCTCTGTGCAAGTCTTTTCATTTAAATCATAGTCTGCTGAATCGTCTCGTTGTAATCATTGCTTTATCCCTTGCATCATCGAGCAGCATCTCCCACATAATTCTTTAATGTGGCATTGGCTGCCTTTTCTTACTCTTTGAACGTTTCCGCATTTTGAGCACTTGATGACTATTGAATTTTTTGATTCTTTACCTGGCTTCATCTATAAACCCCCATTGATTTTAACAAAGGCCAGTGGACTGGATTCGAACCAGTGAAAAACTTCATAGCATTTCGGTGTATGCTTCGAAGACATACTTAACCGATCAATTAAAGTTCCTTAAACCACTTGGATACCACTGGCCATTATTAATTATACGTTTAGACAATTTTGACAATAAATATGATTTCTCCAAATCGTATCGTCATAATTTCATTCCCGTATTAAATACACAACTATATATCTTCATTCACGACAATATATATATTTCATTCCGGAATTATCATAATTTCATTCCGGAATGAATATACCATAAAAATTTTATTTTTATTTGGAGGGAAATAGGTAGGGTAACCCCCAACAACCATATATATCTTCATTTCATTCAATACAGTATATCCTGGATCATTCCAGTTCATCGGTGTTGATGCCCTGTGAATCACACCAATTTAAAAATCCCTCGTGATATCCTATTTGGTCCCCCGCTTTGAGTAGCGTTGAGAATGGGTTGCAATGTATCCCGTCCAATGGATATAATTCGTTGAGCATTTCGTCGTACTGTTCATACGCTTCTTGTTCTGTCATTGTCCCATCTTTCAATTAATCATCAATATATTCAAACGTACTTGGGATTTGAGTACCCGACTGCAAACGCCGTTTTGCATAGCTAAGGGTCAATTTTTCGGTACGTCCCATTGCGACGTTAAACCAAAAATTAGCCTCCCAGCTACCCACACGAACAAATTTCCCTTTGTCGTCCGTTTGCGGTTCACCTTCAATTTTCCAATCAAATACTTGTTTTTTACCATCGTACCAAAAGCCGTTGACTGGATATGCTAATGTTTGTCGAAGTTTCATTTTTCACCCCTTTCTATATAAATTATAATATACAGGAAGCGTTCCTGCAAGTCTTCCCCTGTATTCCCCGTACTCCCGGAAGCTTTGATATATTCCGGCGGTAACGTTCGTAACGTTCCTAACGTTCCCGACATCTTGTTTCTTAATTGGGGGTTCCAATAGACTATTATTATTATCCACGAACTTTTTTTATTAAATAGAGAATTCCCTCTTTCATAGGAAAAATCAATGAAAATACCGGGCAACCCTTTCAAATTACTCCAGAAGTTAACCCCAAAACCTTTATCAATCCCGGCTTCCCAACTAAAAGGCAAGCTATCAAAGGAAGAAATCAAGATCATCTCCAAGCTGGGAATGACGCTTTCCGAATTATCAAAGAAGATAGAGCTGGAGACCACCATAAATTATGATAGGTCGAGGTTCTACACCGAAGTTACTAAAGCTCTGGAACATTGGTTTGTGGGTCCGGCTTTGGGTTTGTACGCAGACTACGCAACAAGTTTTAACCAATTGCACAACGCGTCGGTTTGGATCACCTCCAAATCTTCCAAATATCAAAAGGAACTAACAAAACTTCTTGAGCGAATAGGGATTGAAGAGAGAATATTGGATTGGGGATGGACAGTTGGTGGTTATGGTGATTTATTTCTAGAAGTAAAAGGACAACCAGAACTAGGGATTGTATCAATAAACGATGACGAGCACCCACTTAATATTTCAAGAATTGATCACGAAGGGTGTCTAATAGGATTTTATAAAACACCACAGGGTAATTCAATGAGCAGCAGCCCACAAGCAATAATTCCCCCCTGGCAGTGGGTTCATGCACGTCTTATGGGAGCGAAAAGAAAACGTTCGGTATACGGCGACCCAATGTATGCAGAATTTCGAACTATGCATATGATGACGGGTATTGATACCCGCCAAATATCTTCAAGATACGGTGTGTCATTGTTGGTCGACGCATTGCCCACCTATAAGAGATTAAGATTAGCTGAGGATTCCTTATTGATGGCCCGATTAACAAGGGGAATTCTTCGTTATATATGGAAATTGCGCGTTAATTCCCAAAATGCGGAAGCTACGGAAGCTTTGATGAGTCAAATGACCGGAATATTGAAAAAGGCCAGGGCATTGGACACTTCGGATAACTCCCCAAATTTTGATTCCAAATTTTCGGTATTGGCAAACAATGAGGATTTAATAATTCCAGTATGGGGCGATTCTACTAATGATTTGAGCGTGGAAAAGATAGGGGGAGATGTTGATATTAGATGGATTGTTGACGTCGAAGAATTGCGGCAGCAATTAGCCTGTACATTGCGCGTCCCACTATCACTGTTGGGCGGATATACGAAAGAGGCAACGGGACCTTTGGGTTCGGAAGCCATAGAAAAATTGGATATAGGATTTGCCAGGGCCGCCAGAAGATTGCAGAGGGCGTTAAAGGAAGCTATAAAGAGAATTTGTCAGATACATCTTGCGTATATGAACATGGATCCGGACCCAGCGCTGTTTGATGTGTGTATGAATGAGGGATCGACTGCAGAAGAAGAGCAAGCCCGTGATTCATTAAATAAAGGAATGGAAGTAGTACAAAAAATGCTTGATACAATAGATGCTGCAGATCCCGACCACACAATAGATAGAAAGAAAATTATTGATTATTTAAATAAAAAGATTTTAAAGTTGGAAGATTTTGATTTGAACAATTTCTTACTGAATAAAGTACAGCCAGCAAATCCCGACGTATTGTCCAATGAGTCGTTGGTTGAAGCAAAAGATGCCGATTTGGAAGAGGCCAGACGAGTTGCGGCTCGTGGTATTACAAATTCTGATTTAATGTCTTATTTACCGTTAAATGAGAATGCCGGTGGGAAATTTTTTGATGAACGGCATATGGCTCATTGGAAATCTTTATACGAAAATGTAAAAGTTGTGGAAGAAAAAGTGTTAAATGAAACAAAGCCTGATGAAACCACATGATACGGTTAAAATTGATAATGTAATGACTGTGAAATTTACCAAAAAGAATGTGAGAGCATATCTTGATCATTTTATTACTTTTTGGCGTGGAAAACACAAATTTTCATCAAATAATTTACAAGAAAAACATATGAGTGAAGATTATATTGACGCCTGCCAATCTATACGTATATCTTTATTTGGTGAAAGACCGGATGAATGATGTTTGATAGATTACTAAAAAGACTAACTGAAGCCAACGACAGGAAGAATTTGAAGGACGAAAAATATAAATTCTTTGTCAATAGAACGAAAAAGCACATAGCATTGGTGAAACGTGCGTGTGAAAAAATAGTCGATGCATATCCTGAATTTAAAGAGTTAATACAGAGAGCAAAAGTCCACGACGCCTCGAAATTTGAAGAACCGGAATTAACTCCGTATATAGAAATAATTTGGAAAAAAGCCCACGGCGACAAATCCCAGACGGAAGAGGAAAGAAAAGCGACGTTACATCATATAATGACGAATTCCCACCACCCTGAGTTCCACGTGTTGGATAAATCACAGGTTAATTTGTCGGCGGAGGATCGCGACAAATCGGAGCACGTAGTTGACGCTTCCGCAATGCCGGATTTGGACATTGCAGAAATGGTGGCGGATTGGCAAGCTATGTCTGAAGAACTTGGAACAAACACTGCAAGAGAATGGTTTAATAAACAAAAAGACGTTCGTTGGCATTTCTCCGATGAACAGGTTGAATTGATAGATAAACTGTTAAAAGTTTTTGAAGAACCAAAACCAAGAAAAGGAAGGTGAAATCATGATTGACAAAGTTACAAAATTTTTCCCGTGTGATTGTGCCGGTGAAGGGTTGACAGTTAGTATTTCCAAAGACGTGGAACTTGAGGGCTGCAAAGGGGGACCATTCTTTGATATATCGTTTTGGGCGTGTAATCCAAAATTTGATGGGGACGGATTATCCATGTGGGAACGTATAAAATACGCGTGGAGAATATTGAACGGTGGGTCGTTGTGGGCCGATATGGTAATATTGGAGGCAAAAGTTGCCAGGCATTTAGCCAATCATATTTTGTATTTATTGCGTAAAAACAAGAATGAGGTATCAAAAGTTTTTGAAGGACCAATTAAACCCAGAACTGTGTTGTTTGATCAAAAACACCAAGATACGTAATTGAAATAGTATGATGGTACAGGATGTTTAGTTTTTATTGTTTATCGGAAGAGGATTTTTCATTGGAAATCCCGGACTGGATAAAAGATAAGGCAAAATATTTGGGCATAAATACTGAAGGTATGAACAAATTTTCAGCAATTCGTGAAATCCAGAGAGTAGAAGGCAATACCGTTTGTTACGGTGAACTAAAGGCTGGCGATGTTTGTCCATATAAAAATTGTTGTTTCTACAAGGATTGTCGCGGAATGCAATAAATGATCCCTGAAATCCCCCCCTTTCAGGGATTTTGGAGAAAAAAGAGATGATTATTTCTTGGCTTTTTATAGTGTTGTTGGCGGCGTTGGCTGTTTATGATTTATATAGAGTTTATAAGAAACAGCCAACAATTTCTCGATTATACCACGACTTACTGCCAAATTGGATCGACAAGATAATATTGGTTATCGTTGGATTCATAGTTTGGTGGTTATTTGGTGGTTCAGAAACTTTTGCTCCTTGGGCAATAGGCGTAGTGGCAGGGCACCTACTTTGGTACGACCGGAATTAATATGAAAAAAGTTTATGGCATATCATTGACTGTTGGAAGTTTTGAAAAAGGTATTTGGTACGATTCCGATAAGACTGTGTATCATCCGAAAGGATATGGGATAAGATTTCACGTAGTGTGTGGAAAACTTTTACGGCCGGTTCCTTGTTTTTATAAACGGGATTATTGGAAATGGCTTTTTAGAAAATCAACGTCTGGGATAAATTACAATTGCTGGAAAGGTGGCGAATATTGGTTTGTTATCAGAATACCCGTTATTATTCTTCCGTTTATATCGATAGCTATTGGTAAATTTGGATTGTACTTTGGTGGAAAAACTTATGGGGTGACAACTGAGCTTTATACAAATGCTCGGTATAAGCGATGGATAAAATATAAAGAATGTGGTCCGGTGGGCGATGAATACCGTTATGTATCAATCTCCGCCAGTTTAAGGGGAAGTCGGTGGTTATAGTGAAATATATTAAATTTCTAACAGTAATAGTTTTTTCTCTTTGTCTATTTATCGTTGGCTGCCAGCAATCGGAAATCGTTGAAGGCCCAATAGTTGGGCCGCCCGCACCACATGTTCCACAAGTAGTCATAGAAACCGTTAAGGAAATGAATTGGTTAAATGTTGCTGGGATTTTGGGGATAGGAATATCGGTTGCTGCCGGTGCAATGGGTTGGAGAAATTTTATGGCCGGAGTTTTGGGTTGTGGTTCAATATTGGGATTGGCATTGTTTGTTGAACGTGTAAAATTAATCCCACAATTATATGTTGACATACTGGCACTTATTCTTATAGTGGGTGTTGGGTTGTTGGTGATACTTTCCATTTACAAACGGGTAAAAGCTTTAAAAGTCAAGGATCAGGCACTAAAAGAAATAATAAAAGGCGGCGATTTATTCAAAAAAGCACTGAAAGATAGAAAAGAATTAACTATGGATACTGTTATGTATGATTTTATATGTGCCCACGATTCTGTACAAAATCCTGGGACAAAAGCCATTGTTGATAGTATACAATCGCCAAAAGCAAAGACATCAAATGAAAATTCTACTCCAAATAATAATTAGTTATTGTTTAGTACGTATAGGCTATTTACTGTATAAAATTGTTAAATACTGGGGATATCGTTGATGATTGGTAAATTGATTAAAAATTCGTTGGTTGCTACAATGATGGTTGGCGCAATATTTGCTACTTATATAACGACTACTTTATGTGTTGAAAGACACGTAGCAAAAGAACAAATAACGTACAATGTATTAATAGAAGGTGTTGAATATTCTGGGTATCAAATATCACAACAGTGGATAGGCAGTGGGGTAATCATAGACCCCAACGGTTTAATATTGACCGCCGGACATTGTGTTAAAGATGCCAATTATATAAAAGTAACTTTGAATGATGGAAGAAGTTTTAAAACTTCCGTTTATTATGAAAGTCAGGTATCGGATGTCGGGCTTATTAAGATTCCGGCAAAAGGTTTACCGGCCGTGAAATTTGGGGATTCAAATGATTTGAAAAAGGGAATGCACGTATACAACATAGGAAACTCTTTAGGAATATGGGACAACGATATCATATATGGGAAAGTCTGGAAAAACAATTTTCGCAGATTGGTATTCAATAAAGTATTAGGGGTTGATACATCGTACATATTTTGTAATTATTCAGTACACCAAGGCGATTCTGGTGGCGGTTTGTATTATAAAAATCTAATGGTCGGCATCGTGGTATTGGGTGGCAGAGGCGTGTCGTGGAGCGTCCCAACTACTGAAATTAATAAAGTATTACGTAAATATAAAATGCAAAAAGTGTTGATACCCTTGAATTGAGGAAATAGTAATGGGCATTATTGATAAAATAGTAGATGATGGTAAAATAAAAAGGTTAGCTGAATCAAAATCATTAACGGAATCTGCACCACCCATTAAGATTAATGGATACGAAGCAAAACCCGGTGCCGATTTACACAGTGTTTATTTCCCAGACGCCGATTTGTCGGGCATTGATCTACACGACGCCAATTTACAGGGTGCCTATTTACAAAACACCAATTTGTCGGGCGCCGATTTACACGATGTTAAATTTTATGGCGCCACTTTACGGAACGCTAACCTGCGGGATACCAATTTACGTGGTGCTGATTTACGTGGTGTCGATTTACGTGGTGCTGATTTACGTGGTGTCGATTTGAAAGGAGCCAAATTGCAATACGCCAACCTACAGGGAGCCAACCTACAGGGAGCCAACCTACAGGGCGCTAATTTGGAAGGAGCCAATTTGCGAAACGCTGATTTATATCACGCTGATTTACGTGGTGCTAAAATGCCAGACGACAGATTGATGGATGGTGCCAATTTGCTGGTCGCCAAATTGCCAAAGGATAAACCGACCGTTACAGAATCCGCCAAGGCTTATGGGGCACCATATAATTATATAGCCAATGTTACGTGTGCAACACCCAATCTGGGTCAAAAAACTTTTGATATAGAATTTACTTCCAATTTTTCTATGGATGATGGGGATTATGCGGCGGATAAAGTTATTGATAAATTGGTTTCGGAACTTAAAAGGCATGGATTTAGTGGATATAAATTGAACAGTTTAGGACTTATTAAGAATTATAAATTAAGTAGTTTGATACCAACTTATCGAAATGAATCAAAAATACCAGGCAATAAATGGAAAGAATTTGGTAAGATATTTAGATCTCTTCGGAAGGAAATAGTTAATGAGGAAGGGGGTACGGGAATACCACCCCGTCCAATTGAGGTTCGTGGATATAAAATAAAACCAGACGCAGATCTACACGGCGCAGATCTACACGGCGCTGATTTGCAGGGTGTCGATCTACATGGTGCCGATTTACACAGTGCCAATCTACGAAGTGCCGATCTACAGAATGTTGATTTGCAGGGGGCTAGACTACCATATGTGGATTTATATGGTGCCAATTTGCAAGGTGCCAATTTGCAAAAAGTCGATTTGGCGTATGCCAATTTACAAGACGCCGATCTACGGGGCGCCGATTTGCGAAACGCCGATTTACGAAACGCCGACTTACCTGGTGCTGATTTACAGAAGGCTGATTTACAAGATGCCGATCTACGTGGTGCTGATTTGTCTGGTGCAAAGATGCCAAAAAACGAAATGTTGAGCGGTGCCGATCTACGCGGTGCCAGATTACCGGAGGATAAATCGACCAAAACAGAATAATTAATGTTTTCAACCAGTGTGTAATTTTATGAGCATTTTTGATAAAGTAATAGATGGCGATAGATTGAGAAGGTTTCAGGAAGCCACGGCCGTTAAGAGAACGTTTCGGGTGGAAATATTGATAGAAACCACCGACCCAAGTATAAAAGAAGAAGCGGCTGCTGAAGATTATGTAATAGATGCAATTACCACCAAGGGCAAAAAAACCGTAGTCTCCGATATATACTTGAAAGAAGTTGATGCGGAATCTGACGAACCGAGCGATTTATTGGAAAAAGTGTCGGCATTGGTTCATGAAGAATGGATGTCGTGGGCTAAAGATATTTTAAAGACCGAAGCAATAAGTGAAGAACGAGCTAAACGTTGGAACGATGAATGCTTTAAACCGTATGAAGAATTGTCGGAAGAAATGAAAGAATACGACAGAGAATGGGGCAGAAAATTTCTCAAAATATTACAACGTGCTGTGGAACCAGAAGAAACGGATATCACAGAATCCGATAAAGTTACAGAAATACCGCCTCGTCCATTAATAAACCCACATGCTACCGCAATTCAACAGGATAAGCAACTTATCAGACAACAAGCGTGGGATAGAAAATACGGTAAAAGATACGCTTCGGAATTGGAGCCAAAACCATTAGCAGACGCAGCAAAAGCAAGGCGACGAGAGATATTACAGGCGAGATTGAAACGTGGTGAAAATATTGGTCCCAAAGTTTTGGCTGAATTTGAAGGTGAGAAGTGGGCTGATGAAGCATTGGCGAAGTTAACGAAGCCAACCCCCGCAGTTGAATCCAGAATTGATGAAGAAAATAATGATTCATTGGAAACACCACCCAGTTTGCGGCACGTTGATTTGCGGAAACGCCGATTTACAAAACGCTGATGGAATGATACAAAATGATTAATGCAGAGCTTTTATCCAAATTAATGGAAGCCGAGATTTATCTTTCGGGGACCAAGTATCAAAAAATCGTTGATAAGGCGATGAGATTATTTACTAACCATTCATATGAACTATGTGAACAAGAAATTTTAAAATTACCAACGCCGGATCATCTATCCGCGGAAATCATTGGAAAATTGAAGGATAAAAAGCACATTTATAGAACGCTTCTTCAAATATGCCGTGGGAAAAAGATTCACGAAGGGGTGGAAGAAAAAATTGACGGATTTAGAAATATACAATTCAATATTAAAGGGGGCGAATAATGGAAATAATAGTTGACAAAGAAGGACGTGAAGTTATTGTTCAGTTGTGTGATATCGCGCTGAAGCAAGGCGGTGTACAGAATCTACAATCGGTAGCCAAAATATTAAGTTTGACAAAAGATAAGGAAATACCGGCAGCGGATATTGGCGATGGGACAAACGAATCAAAGAAAATTTTAAAAAAACAAAATTTAAACGAGAAAAAGGAATAAATTAATAGGTGGCTGAGTACACAATAGATTCCGTTCAAGATTTAATTGATCTTACCTTGCTTTCCGGGAAGTTTGCCGGAAAATTATGGAAAGACAATTTATTTAAACTTACCACTGATTTGGATTTAACAGGCGTTGATCCAAAAGGGGACGGTACGGGTTGGTGGCCTATAGGATCTTGGAATTCCGGCGATTTTTTCAATGGATTTTTTGACGGCCAAGGACATATAATATCCAATATGAAAATAAATCGTCCGACCGAAGTTAATCAGGGTTTGTTTGGTGCAGTAGATCCGGTTAGTGGAGCCGATGTCGATAGTTGTGATGATGGTGCAGTGTCGGATGACGGTGGCAACGTTAGGATAACGCAGGCCGGCAGATTTGGTCATTCAAAAGTTGGAATGAAAGCGATTGTAGATTTTGTTAGTATTTGGTATGAAAATGGTACATATGATATAATTGGGGTTAATGACGATTATATTGTGCTTGATTTACCCTTCAATCACGTTATACCTAATGGGGTAGATGTATCCGTAGGACAAGATTCTTCTCTTACCGACAACCCCATCAAAAATTTGGGGTTGGTAGATATTGATATTACTTGTAAATCCGGTGCCGGTATGATTGGTGCTTGTCTCGGTTTTGGTATTTCTAAAGGTTTTCCGGTGAAAAATTGTTATGTTACTGGGACCATTGTTTCTTCATCAATAGGTGCTGGATTTATAGGACAATCAAATAATGGGTATTTCTTAAATTGTTGGACAGATGTGGATGTAACGGTTGTTTCCGATTCTATGTGCTATCTTGGTGGTTTTGTAGGTAGCGATAGTATAAATACGGATTGTGTCAATTGTTATTCATTGGGAAAACTTACCCATATAGGGGATCAATCTTCTAAGACCCGCATTGGTGGTTTTTGTGGAAATTTACATTGGAATTTGGTGGATTATACTTCCAGTCCTCATTGTGCGGTAACGGAAGGTGTAGGGGGCAAGGTTTTACTTACCAAATCTGGTGAATTCAAGAATACGGTTCCCGGTTCAATGTATGCAGCCGTTGAATTTAATGACGCCAAATATACAGATGGGTGGTATAACATACTTGATAGTGATGATGATTCCATTCTTATAGATTTGGAATTTAATGGTAATATAGCTTCTGGTGTTGAAGTAGATATTAACGACGCAACATTTGCCCAATATGCAACGAATTCTTTTTGGAATATTGAAACTTCAGGGGTAGCCGTGGACGGTGGTGCTGAGGATGAAGGGGACGCTGAAGGTAAGACTACCGCCGAAATGAAACAGCAAGCAACATTCACCAATTGGGATTTTGACAATGATTGGTGGATAACTGAATCAGAAACTTATCCATTATTGCGGGTGTTTGGTGGGGCCCCGGAACCCGAACCTGAGCCAGAACCTGAAACCGTGGTTGCCACCGGCGATAAGTTGTTGGGTATTGATATATTAATAGACGGTGAATCAGCAATTGCTGATGAATTGGTAGTTACTAGTGATAATAAAGTAATAGATGAATAATTGATTGGGTGTATTATGCCGTTAAAAAAATCAGATCACGACTTATTAATAGAAGTTATTGTAAAATTGGACGAAGTGTCTAAGCAATTTACAAATCATTTACAACATCATTGGATGGTCACCATCACTGCTCTGGGCGCTGCGTTAACCGGAGCTTTTTCATTGGCGGTTGGTATAATATTACTTTATTCATTAAATTAAAGGGTAAATTGATGTATATTGTTGATACTTTATATGACGTTCAGGGACATACTGGAAATTCGTATTATGTTAGGTTTATTGAGGCGGATACCGGACAGATATGGGATAACACGAATAAAAAGCTTGCTGATTTGCCGGATTATGGGGATCAGGCAATAATGTTAATAGAAACCGGTACGAACGGCCAATTTCCGGTGGTGGTTCCGGATGATTTACCAAAAGGCCACAGATATGATTACGTGGTTAGTAAAATGGATGGGTCTGAACCGGCAAATACCGATGACGTTAAGAAGCAAAAGACTTTTACAAATGGAGATATTTTTGGTTTTTAATTAAAAAATAAGGAATAAATATATGAGCTTATTTGAAGATTTGGCAAAAAGGCGCAGGGGGATAAAAGACAGTTCGTTGACGAGTTCCAAAAAATTTAAAGACCCCAATATGTCGCTTTTTGAAAGAATTGCTGTCGGTAGCAGAAAGCTGCGATCGGTTAATAAATCGACGAGAATAACAACTGTAGAGAATATTCGCAATTCATTGGTGGGTGAATCCAATATTCCGGATCCAGACATATATAGAAAATTAACCTATAAAATCGGTGAAATAGTCAAAGTCCCGGTGGGTGGATCACAAGCTGTTACTAAAGGCGGCAAACAATGGTCCGACGCCGAAATTTTGGATATAAGTCCCGATAATAGATCATTAAAAATTCGCATAAAAGATACCGGTGAGGAAAGATGGATCAATAGGTTTGCTAGAAAAGTTAAAAAATTGGCAAAGGCCACCGAATCCAAAGTTAATGAAGGAATAGAGAGAAAAGATGTTAAAGTAAAAAAGCGTGATGATGGTTTTTACGTTTCCGTTGATACTCCAGAGTTTAATCTTGCACAATTCTATACTACGAAAGATAGGAACAGTAAACGTTTTGTAAAAAATGTTGAAGAAGCGATAGATAGGTTTATTGCTTTTTATGATAAATTCGCGGAATCTAGTTCATTGATTGTTGATGAGTCTAGAGTTAATGAAGATGAAATAAAAGGGGATGTAGAAGAACCCAACTATGAAGATATCCCCAAAGAACTGAAACCAAAAACAGAACACAAACCTAAATTTAGACCAGAGCAGGAATTAGGGAAAAAGGCCGATACTGATACGGAACCAGAAGAAGCCCCAATTGAGAAGGAATATGTAGGGGAATCGGAAGACAACCATTATTATATGGTAACGACCGATGATGGGGATTTGCAATTGGTTGATCAGGAGGGCAATAAAGTTTATTCTGCAAAAGAAAAATTATTGGATGTTAAAGATATACGTGGGTTTGTTGCTTCGGTAATAAGGGATGTTGATATAGATTCAGTAACTAGGGATGTAGTGATGAATTATATAATGCCTGAAGAAGAAGCACCAGAACCGGAGGAAGAGCCAGAAGAAGAGGAAGAGCCAGAAGAAGAGGAAGAGCCAGAAGAAGAGGAAAATACGGGGGAAAAAGGATCAAAAGTTGAGCCGCCGCCACACCCGGCAGAGATTGAAAGGGAGAAAAAGGAATCGAAAATTGTTGAAAAAGCGGGGTTGCTAGCCGATGAATACATTTGTCCGATGTGTGGATATAAAGCTAAATACTCTGAACTAAGAAGAGGTGGTATTTGTCCACAATGTGATGATAGGGGTTTTAAGATTAAAATGATGAAAGATATTGTTGAAAAAGTGGCGTTGCCAAACGATGAAGAGATTGCAAAAATTGTATCAGATGCCATAATTAAAGTAAAGAGTGATCCAACTAAAAAAAGAGAAAATATGGCTTTGGACACAACTCGTTTAGTAATAGATACCTTGATAAAAACTTATAAGTTGACGTTTGATGATATCAACGAATTGCAATCAAAAATTGATTTGGCATCAAAAATTTTAAAACAGATTAGTGAAGGAAAAAATATTCGTGGTAAAAGGGATGGTACTGGCCCATACAAAGATTCTGCACAAAGAAGCATTTATGGGGATAAAGGTGTAAGAAAAATGAGAGGGGAAAAATGTCCCAACGATTTGTTGTCAGAGGATGCTAAAAATGCAATAATAGCTGATTTCAAGGATTGGAGCGGCGGGCTTACACCAAATAATAGCAGTATTGACAAAATAAATGATTATATAAGGTCTTCATTATTTACTGATTATAATAAACCGGAAATTCATGCATGGTTGAGAAGCATGTCTCTTAAAGAGTCGAAAATGAATAAGCCGTTAATTGAAATGAAAGTTTCTGATGGAACGAATGAATTTGATGTTTATTTGGAAGATGATGGAACACTGGATACAGTGATAAGCATAAATGGTCGTGAATTTCGTTTTGACTCGGACTTTGCTTCTATGTGGAGAAATTCAGAAGGTGAATTGTCGGAAGAAGGTTTGCGGGAATTGGCATTGGATGCCTTGTCATATATGGAACAAGAGGAATATGATGATTTGGTCAAGCAGAGTGCTGAGGAAAATAATGATGAGGAATCTGATGAAGATGAGGAAAATCCTTACATTTTGCACGGCGATGAATTAAAGAGAACTGAGGACCAAGCCAGGCGTGGGGAGGGTCAATTTAAACCAAGAAATGAATCCAATATTAACGAACATATCGATTTGATTGAAGATTCCGGTTATAAATTGATAGAAGAATACAATGGGTATGTAATACTGTTTAATGTGAACAATGACGAATTGTCGGAATGGGTCGAGGTTGCTAAAGAAGATGCAGATAATTATGATTATGTAATAGATATAGATAATAAATTTTATGTTTATTCCGGTATGTTGAAAGAATCAAAAATTAATGAGACTATGAAAGAAATTCCAAATGATTACACGTTAACTAGGGCCATTGATGACGGTTTTGAAGGTTCCGTTGATGCGAATGTTGAAATAAGTCTTTACAATTATGGTTTGATACATAAAGACTTGGGTAATGGGAATTTCTTGTTTATTTATGGAACACAACACGGCGGTGAAGAAAACCCTGATGAATATACTAAATTTTCCATTACTGAATTTTCAGAGGATGATCTTAAAGAATTAATAGAAAATGGTGGGCGGTTTAATATCAAGGATGTAGTGAAGTTTTCCGGTGCAGGATCAGAGGAAGAATGGATGAAAAAACCATTACCGTATAGAGTATCAGATTTGTTGATGTATTATGGAAGCCCAGATATTTTTGGTAGTCCGGGCGTAGAAGCACCGATTTTAAAGGAATCAATGAATGAAAAGGGGTTAAAAATGAATAAATTACGAGAAGCAATGGTTTCCAAGAAAACCGGTAGGAAATTGAATCCAAAAGCCGAAAACCGTAATAGAGGTAAGGTCGTATTTCCTGCAGAAAAATCAAAAGACAAAAAAGATCATTTTCCAATTAATACCGCCAAGCAAGCAAGGGCCGCTTTATCGTATTGTAAGCATTATAAGTCGTCACCACCTTGGTATTCTGGGTCCTTAAAGAGTTTACAGGATAAAGTAAAACGTGCCGTGCACGCTGCTTATCCATCAATAAAAATATCGGAAGCGGTGCGTATCAAGAAAAATGACAAAAAATTGGAAGAAACCAGGCAACCACAAGATTTTATTGTTCCTTCACGCGGTGT